AAGAAAGGCATCACACATCCGGGCCCAGACTACCTGTCTGCGGCCGTCGATACTACGTTCAATGAACTAACGACGGAACCGTCTAAAGAGCGTTCTGCTCCTCGATGGATCCGTCAATGGTCTCATCCGTTGATCGACACAGAATCAGCGTCATATGCGTCCGAGAATAATTATCTTACTCGTGAGGCTATGGAAGCGCAATTCCGTCGTACTGTGCATGATGTGTTTAAGGATTCGAAGTTCACTATGAGTGATCGAGTTGACGCTTTCATGCCGTCAACTAGTGCCAATTACATCAACAGCCGTTCAGCTGGTGGTGCAGTCGGAGCGATCATCAGTGATGATGAACTCATGCGCGATCTCAAGTATACGCAATCTCAAATTCATATAAATCAAACTCCATTACCATCCCGAAACGATCCTACTGCAACGATGTACACGGTAGAATACGACGGTTTGGTTCGATCATTCAACACTCTTTATCACCGCATGGTGGTGAAGACCCTTGACGAGGACCCTGTTGCAGTTCCACTTGCTTTAGCTGAAGCGCTAAAAGTTCGTGTAATTACAAAAGGTCCGCCACTACTCAACACTGTTTTGAAACCTCTTCAGAAGTTTCTCTGGAAGACGATACGGAAACATCCGTCTTTCAGTCTTGTGGGTGAGTGGTTGTCAATCGAGTATCTTCAGTCGATGCTTGGTACTGTGTTGAAGGATGATGAAACTTTCCTGTCTGTCGATTATCAAAATGCGACAAACGAAATGTTCAGCTGGGTCTCTGAAAGCATTGCCAATGCAATTGCTGATGAGTCCGGCATGGATGGTGTGGAGCGCATGTTGTTCATACGCGCTCTTACACGCCATCTTATCGAACATCCGGTTTCTGGGGCTCAAAGCCCTCAGAAAACAGGTCAGTTAATGGGTTCAATTGTGTCATTCCCAGTTCTCTGCCTCGCTAATGCTGCGATCTTGCGTTTCTCCAAAGAGTTGACGTATAATCGTAAAATGAGCTTGAAGAGGGCTGGTGTCGTCGTCAATGGTGACGACGGGCTGATTAAAACACGATCAGCTGAAGGACATGATATATGGGCTAAGATTGCGTCGTTCTGTGGACTTGGGCCTTCTATTGGTAAGGTCTACAAGTCAAGACATTTCTTCAACATCAACTCGACTACTTTCAACTTCCATCAGGATGGTTGGGAGTGTCGACCTCTTGTCATTCTTCGTGAGTCAACTCCAATTTTTGGTGTTGATGAACCTCGTACTGTCGTTGTTGACGGTACCGTTCGGCCTGTACTTAAGCCTACGAGGATGATTCGAGTCTGGACGAGCCCGATTACCACGGAGCGGCCCGAGCCTACTGTACTTCATTATTCACATGTGAAATACGTAAACTTGGCCTTGCTTTATGGTTATGATCGAGCGTCTTCTGCGACCACAACAGGTGCACCACCTTCGTCGGTGGGTGCGAGAGCAAACGAACTAATGCGTCTCTGTCCTGATTGTGTTCGCATTCCGGTGATGAACTTCTTTATGTCTAAGAATCTTGAGATCCTGACGAGCATGAATGTTCCTTGGTTTATACCTGAGTCTCTAGGTGGAATGGGACTTCCGATGACTGAAGATCTTCGTCATCGTCCCACTGATCAACAATTACGCATCGCAAGAAAAATTTATGAACATCCGGACAAGTACCGTGTTCCCACTCTTTCACAAGGTGGCGTGTGGCAGACTTGGCGTCTGGCTAACAAAGTGATCCCTGATCAACTGTTTCCACATGATAAGATAATTTCTTCTTCGAATCTCGTACCCAAGGTCGTCCAGTTGGACGATGAGGTCGGAAAGTTCGTCGATGCTGACGGAATGGCGGAGTACCATAACGTCGCGGCTCCAAGGAGTGAGCCGGTTGAAGTGCTTTCACTAGTTGCATTGCGCAATCTTGCAGTAGCAGAGTGTCTTTTTACTAGAACTCTTGACGAACTCTTGACAGAGCAAGTCGATAAGTTTAGTTTAGAGACAAACTACTATCGCAGACTGCACAATTTAAACAAGCGTGCTCTCTATGATCAGTCTATTCCACTTCCGCAGCCTTTTGCGCTGCGACGACTCAACCGTTTACCGAAGAGTGTGAGTGTAGATATTGTCCCCTTTTGCCTCCGTGAACACGACGAAGACACAACAGATGATTCACTGTTAGTGTCCTCTATCGGTCGCTTTGAGCGTCCTCGTCTTTTACGAGTGACGGTTGAGGCCCCCGACTATGAGATCTCCATCTTGTAATGTATTGCCTTCGTTGGCTGCATAATACATGATGGGTGATCCTTTATCGCCTTTGATTACTATCCTTCATTGGAGTAGTTTGCGATCTTTGTCGTGGGGATTAGGGAGGGG